CACAAAATATTCTATATCGTGTTAAGTTTCCCATAGTGATTAATTCGCTCATAGTTGGACCCATGACCATATCATCAAAAACACCGTCATTATGTGAACCAAGTCCATACCCATCTGTTCTTGTTGGTGTTGCCGTAACACCCAAACCGGAAGCATTTAGGAATGCACTTGATACTTTTCCCCATTTATTTTTTTTCAATACATGATGACATTCGTCAATGGTCCATCGTTTTATTTTTCGTGTCCATTGCCTAAATTCCACCTTGTCCAACCTGCGTAGTACTGTATCAACTCCTGCACAAGTGGTCTTAGCCCACGGGTCAATAAATGATTTACCAAATGCTTTCACTTGAATGGTTGAAATTTCCCTGATTAATTTGTCAGGAACTATTAAATTATGTTTTATACCAACCGATGCTAAAGTTAATGAAATCTGGCTAACTAATTCTTGACGATGAGCCAAAACTACTTGATCTTCTTCAAATTCACCGACGATAGATGAAACCACCACCGTTTTACCACCACCAGTCGGGAGAACGTACATGATGTTTCGATTGCCAGAATTCCACGAACGGTAGATATTCCGTTTATCGTTAATTTGATAAGGTCTAAGTATCATTTTTAATCTGTTTTTTCACTTCTTTTCATATACATAGGAACCATCTGGATTCTTGCCGATTATTCCTTTTAATTTGTGCTGTCTCTTTGCAAATATTACAATTTTAAATTCTAAATATGCTTCTTCTAAAGCTATCATTACTTTATCATCAGCACCTATAACATTAAACAAATAAGGAATCTTTTAAAATATTATTATCTGTTATTCTACATAATAACCATAGTGAAAAAGAATTTGCTTCGTTTATACTCATTTTCATTTCAATTCATCCTTTTACTGGTAGTGCTGGTATTTTATTTTCTATTGCTACTCTATTTATCTTTAATATTTTATTTCTTTCTGCTTGTTCACATTTAAATATGCATTTTCTTTGATACTGTTCGCTAGCAAATATTTCAGCTTTCCATACTAAATACAACCTATCCAATTCTTCTATTATTTCAATACCGACATTTCTAGAATAAAGATAATTCTTTAATTCTAAGATAGTATAGTAATTGTCAATATTAGAACTTGCACTATAAATGAACTCATGTGCTAATACGCTGATTTCATCATAGATTTCTTTGTCTATTAACCACAATGGGAAATAATGTTCTTCATCATTCATTTCAGTCATCCTTTGTTACCCATATGTTCATTTTCGAGTACTGCCATATTCACCATTAATTTCTCTGTTCATCCTACCTGTTCTCTTATAGGGTGGGTAAAATAATTCCCTACTTTTTTTTAATATTTTCTTTCTTTCTGCTTGTTCACTTTTAAAAATTTTAAGTTTCCATTCTAAATACGCTTCATCTAAGATTTCTACTACTCTAAAATCTACATCTAGGCCATGTTGTAAATAATTCTTTAATTCTTCAAAATAATAATTATTAATCTTAGTAAGTTTTATATCAGCCACTAAATCACTGGCTATATCACCAACTGGATCATTACGGTGTTTTTGATCTAATAACCATTTGAAAAAATCTTTTTCTCCAGTCATTTCAGTCATCCTTTCATTGGTGTGGGTGGTAATGGTGCAGATGATGGAGATACTCCAGGTACGGCAACTGGAACAGGCTCACTCTGACTGTTAACATAATCATCAACAGTCAGTACTTTTCCAAACTCCATATCTTCTCGTATGTACAATGTCGGTTGGGTATTATTTTCATTTGGTATTCTTTTACTTGCTCTTCCTTTAGCCATCCAAGGTGCTGGAATATACCCAATTTCTTTCAATATCTCTTTACGTTTTTTGCGAGGAAAATATCTATCCAATCTCTTACTAACTAACAATTCATTCAAATGATACGAAGATATCCAACCACCACGAAAACCATATAACCCTTGATCAATTGCTTCTTGAATTTCTTGCGGTGCTACCCCCTGACTGATTTCTAAAGCTTCTTGGGTACTGGTGGTATCAGGTGCCCTAAGTACCGTTGTGGCTGGATTGTAAGCGTCTATTATCGGGTAACGTTTTAAGTATCCAGCAACATCATCCCAACCACCTTCATACTCAAGCTTCCTAGCAAATTTTTTAAAAAATTCTTGCGTCAACCCATCACGATCCAAATGTTCCTTTTCCTGTTGAGGTGTAAAGTATATAGCATACCTTCTATCTCGCTTTGTTTTTTGTATTGCATTCTTATGATTTGTTGTCATCATAAAATTAGCTCGGTTATCAATCGTTATTGTATCCACACCTTTGGCTTGACTTGGTATCCGTCGATTTGTTATTAATGGTTTCAAAGCTTCTATCGTTTCTCGCTTGTCCGCAGTAAAAACCTCCTCAACTATGATAAATAATTTTTCAGATATCCATGAATTAAATTTGTTCCCAAGGTCACTCGATTGTGCAACATGAACATATTTTTCTCCAATACCATGAGCCACACATTCGACAAACATAGATTTCCCATTCCCCTCAACACCTTGAATAATCGGACACCAACGAAATTTCACGCCTGGATATTGATTACATGCTGCTGAATAGTTCATTATTTGGTCATAATCTTCCTTGTTTGGCCATAATGCTCTTGCTAAAAATAAAAACATGTCAACATTTCCCGTACCATAATTAATAACTGCCGGAATGTAAGTATTCACACATGGGTCTCCATTTATTGTTGTTATTTCACCCGGTTTATATTCAGGTCTAAAACATGAGGTAGATACTTTGGGGAATTTATATAGCTGTGAGTTTCCGATAACATCAAACGGTTTTTTAGTAACTGATTTCCCATCATTAGTTAATTTAAATGTTGCACCACCATAGCAAACGTTAAACTGATTTTCTTTCAAAATTCCTAAATCAGGTGTGAACATTGCATGTCGATCAATAATGTAAACACACCCTTTAAATCTATCTACCTGTGCCGAAATATCAAGAAACTGAGAACCGATTAAATAATTATCATCATGTAATTTAGAAACTCGTTTGGGGTCACGGTATACTTTTTTATTCCTCTGACATGAATTCCAAGCTGTTCTCTCAAGATAATCTCTGTTGATATCCCACTTTTCACGCTTCAGAGCGGACATCCTAGCAAGTTTCATCATCCTTGGTAGGTGGTTGCCTGTCCAAAATGCAAGACAGCTCATAAGGCCGTTATCTGCTTCTGAACCATCATAATCTCTTCCCTTTCCATATTTATCTGGATAAGTTCCAGACAACACCGGGATATTGTTCTCCCATAAATCATGAATACTGGCTGTCTTATCAAGAACAGAATATGGTGGTTTATTAGACCCCAACATTTTTTCTATCAGTTCATTATCACTTTCTGGACCAATCCATTCAGAAACAGGGTTATCCCATGTGCCATCATTAGGTTTAAAAGTACTAACTTTAGTCGATCCTGAGCTTACAGGCATTACACTAGTAATGAACTGTTGTAAGTTACTCGTTAAATCAACATTACAATCCCCATTCGATCCTTGGTCAGTAAATGCAATAAACCTCTTGCTGGTATATAATTCAACTTCTCCATCTCTAAATTTTCTCTTGCTCGCATGTTCTGGAAATACACAGGAGAAACCAAAAATATGCAACCCATACCCAGAATATGAAACTTCAACATAAGCCCCAGGAAACCAACCCAATATTTTAATCGCATGTTCTGACCATCCATTATCTATTTTACAATTATCAAGATCCACACAGAAATACGGATCTTGATCGGTTAATACAAATCCAACACCATCATCAATACTCTTAGCTTCTTGATAAGTAAGCCAATTTTTAGGATCATGTGCATTTATCTTGTTGTTGGTTTTAAAACAAAATGGAACTTTCAATGGCTTCTTGTCCGGCTCTACATCCGGCATAGATTTCCAGTTTATCCACTGTTTTAAATTTTTCACTGTGAACTCCTAACTGTATAAATTGCTATGAAAACTCGCGTCAGTTGATCTAGGAGCTATTTTAACCCGATCTTCTACTACACCTATGATTAATTCACGTATTAATACTGCTGGTTTTTTATTCAAACTCAATGCTATCTCTCTGAAATCTTTTGCAATTTCAATTCCAACATTAGAAGTAAAAGCTTTTGTTTCATTTCCCATATCGTTAAATCTCCTTTATTTAGTTGATGATCATCATTATGGACCTTCAGATTTCGATTGTCAACTAAATAATTTACATTTCTGTATTTTATTTGAAAATCACGTTGTAACACGATACCAAACAATAGCAGATAAAATATATGTATCTGCTATCCATTTTATTAAACAATATCAACAGCTTACTGACATGCATAGCAGATAACGGATAAATATACTATTTACAGGAGAAAATAAATTATACAAACATAATATTAACAGAGTACTTATCGTGTATAAGAGAGGAAATGATTTTCTCTGTTATCTGTTATACATCTCAGTAAGCTGTTGATATTGTTTAATGAAATGGATAGTACAAAGGATAACGCATATCTGTGCTTGTCTGCTATCAGCCAATAATTACATCATTCTTCATATGAAAAGCACGAGAATACCCCTAATGTGTACGACATTAACAAAATTAATATAGACATTAACCATTGTCACCAAATATTAATAGAATTAATCCACCATATTAACAGAATTAATAAATTCGTGGTATCTCATTGTATTAATACAAAATCCCTCAGTGCATAAGCATTATAGCTCATGCACTAATAATACTTATGCACTTAACGAATGTTAGGTTGCTACACCCCTCCCCTGGGCGAACCTTATCCTAATACCGAAATTTCTTTTTCTTCAATCGAAACCTTTTTTTCTTCACACCGTCTAGCAATCGATCGGCTACCCCGCTGTCAGCACTAGATTGACTCCTTAAGCCGTCTACCAATCGATTGACTATCCCGCTGTTAGTACTAGATTGACACCTTAAGTAGTGGGCATTTTCAGGTGACATCATTATTTGCATAGCAAAAGATAGTGGAAGTGGTATTTTGTCAGGATCATATTTTTTTTTCATTTTCATTTTCCTTATTCGTTGCTATTGACAAAATTTACATTGTAGTATAGATTTGAATAAAAAACCAACGTATTCAAGGTGAGAATTATGACGACCGCTTGTGAAGCTTTAGCCAAAATGAGAGCAGCTAAAGGTTACAAATACCCCAGTGGAAAAAGAAACAAGAAAAAAAACGGTCGAAAGACTCTTTTTAAGCAATCAATGGTCGAACAAGCCCGTGATTTAGTGCTGATGGGCTATACTCATCAAAAGGTTGCTGACTTCTTTGGCGTAAGTATCACTTCTATTACTAAGTGGAAATCAATGTATGCAGATTTCGCTACAGCTTTAAACATCAATAGAGATGATTATGACTCTAAAGTGGTACGTTCACTGTATGAAATTGCCACAGGTTATGACTATACTGAGAAAAAGAAGGAAACTGAACAGTCTGAACTTGATGGTGGAAAACCTAAAGTAAAAATCACCAAGACAAAAAAGCATATCCCACCAAATGTTGGAGCTATCAAAGTATGGTTGTATAATCGCCGCCCTAAAGAATTTAAGCCTGAACCTGCATTATCTTCTAGTCATGGTGGTGGTGATTTACCACCACCACCACCATTAAATATCACTTATACTGTAGCTGCACCTGTTAGAGCAGTAAAAGTAACCATAGGGAGAGATAGACCCCCTGTGAATATAAATGGAGAAGTCGAAAAATGTTGAAATTGATTCATTCATGCATAGCTTTGATTATTATTTTATCACTATGTTTATTTGCAGCTCTAATAGATAGCCGCATCATTTTTAAAGATGGAATTGATTGGTTAGGGATAAATATTACTACTTCAATAATATTCTGCATGTGGGTATTGTTTTGGATGTGGTTAAAACGGGCTAGTAAGATTTAGTGAGTGGCTCAATACTTTCTCTTCTTACTAATAGCTTAAGCTACCCCCAAAGTATATACCTGAATGAGTTAGAGACACCATTTAAAGCTTACGTTGGTGGATATGGAAGCGGTAAAACGTTCGTGGGTTGCGTTGATCTTCTGAATTTTCTAGGTATTCATCCAGGTGTCACCATGGCCTATTTTGGGCCGACATATGGCACCATTCGAGATGTTTTCTATCCGACAATTGAAGAGGCAGGAAAACTACTTGGTTTCACCTGTGATATTAAAACTGCAAATCGGGAGGTTCATTTATATAGGGGTCCATATTTTTACGGTACTATCATTTGTCGCTCTATGGACAATCCGAATTCAATTATTGGATTTAAATTTGCAAGAGCGTTCATTGATGAGATGGACACATTAGCAACGATTGAAAAACAAGAAAAAGCATGGAATAAAATTATTGCACGTCGGAGGGGATCAATTGAATATCAGGTTGTAATAGGGATGACAACAACACCAGAGGGATTTAAGCATACTTATAATTTATTTTATGACGATCCTTCAAAATCCTATTCTATGGTCCAGGCTTCCAGTTACGAAAACAAAAAATATTTACCGGGTGATTATATTTCTACATTGAAGGAAACTTATTCACCTGAATTAGTAAACGCCTATGTACACGGGTTATTTGTGAATTTAACCGCTGGAACTGTTTACAACATGTTTGACCGAGTGTTGAACCATTCACCGACGGTTGAAGATCCTGGTGAGTATCTTCATATTGGGATGGATTTCAATGTGACCAATATGTCTGGTATAGTTCATATTATTAGAAATGGTGATCCAATTGCGGTTGATGAATTGAGTGGTATTTATGATACCCCTGCGATGATTTTAACTTTGAAAGAGAGATATTTAAATCATCCAATTTCTATTTATCCAGATGCTAGTGGTGATAGTAGACAAACTGTAAATGCTTCAACCTCAGATATTGCAGAATTACAGAGTGCAGGTTATCATTGTGTGCATGATGGTTTGAATCCGAGAATCAAAGATCGTACTGCATCCATGAATCGAATGTTTTTGAGTGCTAAGGGTGACCGGAAATATAAAGTTAATATTATTCGTTGTCCAGGGTATACAAAAAACCTTGAGCAACAGTGTTATGATAAATCAGGAATGCCGGATAAATCAGGTAATAAAGATCACAAACCAGATGCGGGTGGTTATTTTATATGTAACAAATTCCCGATAGTCAGACCAAAAACGATCATTGGTTATCAATTACCAGTTTGAGGAGTTGAAATGGGTATCGAAAAAACCGAAGAAATGGATTGCTCTATGTGGAAACGTTTTAACAATTGGTTGAACGAGTATGTAGGATTAATATTGATTTTAAATATCATTGTAAATTTTATTTGTATTTATTTAGAGTATTAAAATCATGGTTTGGGAAGATATTAAACCAAATGTAGAATATGTGTTGAATTTTCCACGTTGGCAACGGGTTCATGATGTTGTTGACGGTGAATATCAGTTGAAAAAACGGGATGAGGAAAAACCCGGTACATATTTACGTG